CGCAGACAGTCACAGAAGCGTTTATCCCGATTATTTCCGAGGATATTCGGAAGAAGATTGCCGAGGGCGACACCTTCGACAATGAGGGGCTGTCCGCTTAGAATGTACGCAATGGAACATGAAAACAGATAGGACAGATATGGAGGTTTTACAGTATGGCAGGAATAAGAATGGAGAACAAGATTTATGAAGTCGGCATGTACTGCCGCTTGTCAAAAGACGATGGCACGGATAACGAGAGTGCGAGCATTGCGACACAGAAATCCATCCTCACGGATTATGTGAAAAAGCAGGGATGGCACTTAGCAAAAACGTATGTGGACGACGGTTACTCTGGTACAAATTTCCAAAGACCAAGTTTCCAGAACATGATTAAGGACATTGAAAGCGGTCTGATAAACTGCGTTATCACGAAAGATTTATCTCGTCTGGGGAGGAACTATCTTGATTGCGGACTGTATCTGGAAGTGTTTTTCCCAGAGCATAATGTGAGGTATATAGCGGTCAATGACGGCGTGGACACGCTCAATAAATCCGCTATGGACATCACGCCTTTCCGCAACATCCTAAACGAAATGTATTCCGCCGATGTGTCGGTCAAGATAAAATCGGCGTACCGAGCGAGGTTTCAGCAGGGGAAATTCATGGGGACGACAGCACCATACGGTTACGTCAAAGACCCCGCCGACCACAACCATCTGCTGATAGATGACAAAGTTGCCCATGTGGTAAGGGAAATATTTGACCTTGCGTTAGCGGGCAACGGAATCGCCAAAATCCGCAAGCACATCAACAAACAGCATATCTTACGCCCCGCCGCTTATGCGGCGGAGCAGGGGGCAACAGGCTATGAGAGGTATTTTGAGGAGAATGAGGAGAACCGTTATATTTGGAGCGAGAACAGCGTAAGGGGCATTTTAAGAAGCCCGATATATGCGGGAAACCTTGCAGGCTACAAGCGGATTGCCGCCAACATGAAAAGCAAGAAACGCCCCTCTAAGCTGCCCGAAGAATGGGAAGTGATACCAGACACCCATGAGGGGATAGTCACGCAGGAGGAATTTGATACCGTACAGCAGCTTATTACAAGCCGCAGATTACCAGAAAACAAGGGCGGCTTTGAGAACATCTTTGCAGGCGTTATTAAGTGTGCGGACTGCGGCTATGCGATGCGGGCTATGAGTGCCAACAGGAGGAAACGCCCCGACATCATCGACTGCGTACAATATTCCTGCAATAATTATGGCAGATACGGTAATATCATGTGTACCGCACACAGCATTGAAGCGAGGGACTTGTTCAACGCTGTCCTCACCGACATCAACCGATTTGCGGATATGGCAGTCAATGATGAAAAGGCAGTGAGGGCGATTGAAAAGCGGCTCACGGAAACAGACCAGAGCAAGGCAAAGGCACTGGAAAAGGAGCAAAGAAAACTGAACAAACGCCTTGCAGAACTGGACAGGCTGTTTTCCTCACTCTATGAAGATAAGGTGATGGAGCGTATTACCGAGCGGAATTTTGAGATGATGTCGGGAAAATACCAGAAAGAACAGCTTGAAATTGAAGCAAGGCTGAAAGAGGTAACGGAAACGCTCAGCGACAGCTATGAGAAGACGCAGGGTGTCCGTGATTTCCTCTCCCTAATCCGCAACTATCAAGGCATTAAGGAACTGGACGCAACCATCATAAACGCACTTATAGACAAGATACTTGTTTCGGAACGTGAGAAACTTACAGACGGAATGGTGCGGCAGGAAATCAAGATTTATTATAAATTCATCGGCTTTGTCGGTGAATTACATATCACACCGACAAAGCGGTGGACTGCGTTAAAGCCTAAGAATTGTACGGTGTGCGGTGTTGAATATGTTCCCCGCTCTGGCATATCGAAGTATTGTCCTGCTTGTGCCAAGAAGATACAGAGGGAGAAATCAAACGAGAGCAAACGCAGGAGCAGGGAGCGAAACAGACAGGCATGTATTGAACTGTCCGCAAAAAATGACCGACTGATGATGGGCGCAGAATGGGCTGACTCTTTCGGAGACTTTAAAATTGACGGAAAACTTACGGATAACGTATGGCAGTTGGTTTCGCAGTCAGTTGATCCGCTTATCAATATGACAATGCTTGAAGGTGTTAATAACATACTTACAAGTATTAAGTATAGTCAGGATAATGCAATAAGTGATATTGCTATCAAAACAGGAACTAATTTTATATCTCAGTTTGTACCTACAATCGGTGGAAAGATAGCGCAGACTGTTTCCGATTCGAGAAAAAGAACTTATATAGATAAAGACAAAAGTGAAACGCTACAAACCGTTGTACAAGGCGTTCAAAAGAAAACTCCGGTGTGGTATGACAAATTGCAGCCGTATCTCGATGCATGGGGTCAAGAGGACAAAGAAAATGTTGCTTCAAAGATTTTGCAAAATTTCGTTTTGCCGGGATATTTGCAGAAAGTTGAGAGTGATACAGCGACCGACCTTGTGCTTGAGGTGTACGAACAGAGCGGTCATGATAAGACGGTTGTGCCTAAAACGCCTGCCAAGTATTTTACAATGTATGAGCTTGAAAAGGTTGACGGAAAGGAAAAGTCAGTTAAAGGCGAGAAGATCAACCTTACAGGAGAACAGTACACGACTCTTGCAAGAACACAAGGCAATATGTCGCACGCGCTTGTTACGGCACTTGCTGATAATAGCACTTTTAATAATATGGATATCAGTCAGAAAGTTGCTGTGCTTGATAATGTATATGATTTTGCAAAATATTTAGGAAGGTATGCGGTAGATAATAACTATTCCGGAACCAGCACCGAAAAATGGTGCAGAGAACTGGTAAACAGCAAAAAGAAAAAAACCGAAGAGCAAATTATTAATACAATCCTTAAACGCAATAAGGAATAACATTTAACCCTTAGAAAAATCTAAGGGTTTTCTTTTTTGGGGAATAAGTCGGTTTAATTATCCGTCTTACTTTTTTATACTAAAAAAGAGGAAGGTGATGAAATGGCTAGACAACTTTATGACGCAAGGATCAGAGTCAATTTTGATAATGTAAATGACAATGATGAGCCGATTGCGTCAGGGGACTTGCTTGAAGTCATTATTGCAAAGCTGATAGCAAAAATACTGGCGATCAACAGAGAGTGTGATGAGCTTATAAAGATCCCCGATTATTCCGGTGAAAAGGCAGGGAGGGTTCTTAGATATATAGGAAATACGTCACCGTACATAGCTTGGACCGACGAAGCCCACATAAGCCTTTTTGCTACAGGATATACCGACGATCCTACGGTTTTGGAACATGGGGGCAAAATATATCCCATAACAAACATGATCTACGACAAAGAAAACAGACAAATAAAATTTGTTGTTACTCCCATGCAGTTACCGGAATTGCCCGAAAATATCGGGGACACGGCAGAGGCACTCACAAACACGGAGATCGACGGGGCTTGTGATTATCTGCCAACAGACGACAGCGGCATTAAACCGCTTACCGACGAACAAATAGATACAATTTGCGTCGGTTAAACAGTAAATAATTAAAATAAGAAATCAGAAAGGAAGTTTTTTAAGATGGCAAAGTTTTTAGATTTATCGGGAGTATCGTATTTATGGAGTAAGGCAAAGGCATTTTTTGCTGCAAAAGAGGATTTGAATGAGTTATCCGGAAAGGTGGACGACATTGTTGCAGAGGGCGGAGAACCTAACGTAATTACAGCCGTAAAAGTTAATGGCACTGCACAGGCTATCACAGACAAAGCAATCAACATAACTGTTCCGACAAAGACATCTCAGATTACAAACGATAGCGGGTATCAAACAAATGCAGAAGTAAAGTCTGCTGTTGACGGAGCTATCAACAAGTTTATGACGGACGTATCAGATGATAATACAGTAAATACATACAAAGAGCTTGTTGATTACGCTGCATCACATAAGGGCGAAGCTGCAACTATGGCAGGCGATATTGCCGAACTCAAAGCAGATAAAGTAGACAAGGTAACCGGAAAGGGATTGTCTACTGAGGATTATACAACGGCTGAGAAAGAAAAGCTTGAAGATCTTGAAGTCCTTCCGGACAGATCAAATTTGGAGGCAGGAAGTTACCTCGTTCATACGCCTATGGGGTTGTCATGGGCTGAACCTGTGGAAACTCTCACAAATGCCGACATCGATGCAATTTGCGTATAATTTTTCATATAGGAAGTGATCAAATGGGATACCTGGATGATAATGGGTTGGCAAGGCTTTGGGAGAAGATAAAAAGCCGTGTGAACGGCATAAAAAATGTAATCGCTCCTGCTCCCAATGTTCCTATAAATGTTGCTGAACAGGATACCGTATATCTAAATCAAGTTGTAAACAGTGAAGTTGTGTCGTCTCACTTTATTACAGGTGGCGGTGGTACAAAAGTTCGATCACATAATAGTGGTGCCGACATGATTGATGGCGTTATAGAAATTACATCCACAGGTGTAAATATCGGTGTTTTTACTCCCGAATCTACTGTGGACAGATATAAAATTGACACAGGCTTTGCTGAAACGCCCAAAATTTTTAAAGTAGTTTATGAATCCGGCGGGAAAATAACTGATGTTTGTGAATACTATCCTCAGTTACAACCTCCTTACAATCTACGCAATCTCAATACCTTACCCTTAAGTGACATATCATGTAACAATGGTATTATAACAATGCGATGGTCTACTGCAATAATGGCAACTGTTATGTGGCAAGCGTATGTGTAGGAGGTGTAATTTATGGACACACCTATAACACGAGCAGAGCATGAAGAATTTAGACGGAGGCTTGAAGAAGAAAACAAGAGACAGGACAAGCGGATAGAGCTGCTTGAGCAAAATACTAAGCGGCTTGAAACACTCAACACATCTATTGAAAAATTAGCGGTAAATATGGAGAGTATGCTTAAAGAGCAGGTGCAACAGGGCAAGAGGCTTGAGGTTCTTGAGGGACGTGACGGCGAAAAGTGGCGCAAGGTTGCCGGATATGTTGCTACTACCATTATCAGCATAGTAATAGGCTTTGTGTTTGCACAAATAGGTATGTAATAGAAAAGAGGTAATTTTTATGACAGAAACATTAATAAGTGTTGTGCCTATTACGGTAGTATGTTATTTGATAGGCATTGTAATTAAAGCTACGCCGTTAAACAATAAATATATCCCTGTGATTATGGGATTTCTGGGAGCGGCCTTAGGTGCGTTGTCGTATTTTATTGCACCCGAAATTGTAATAGCAAATGATATTATTACAGCGATCGCAATAGGCATTGTTTCGGGCTTGGCATCAACAGGTGTAAATCAGGTAGGGAAACAGCTGGTAAAATCAGAAACGGAGGAATAAGTTATGAGTAACAGCAAATTGGTAAACTACACACAGCTTTCACCGAACTGCAATAAGCCGAGGAATCATAAGATCGATAAGATCACAATACATCACATGGCAGGTAATTTGACTGTAGAACAGTGTGGCGCTGTATTTGCGCCAACGTCAAGGCAGGCGAGCAGTAACTATGGAATTGGTTCTGACGGCAGAGTA